GGCGGGGCGCTGGGCTTTGTCGGCGTCGAGCAGGTCCGTTCCGTGGCAAACCGAGTCATCAACGTCCGCTTTGGTGGTGACACCAAGTAAGGAACCCTATGAATCAGGCACAATTTCAGCAGGCGGCTGGGCTAAGCGCCGGGTTAGCTGCGCGCTGGTATCCGCATATCGACGCGGCAATGAAAGAGTTCGGTATCACCGCAGTTAACGATCAGGCTATGTTCATCGCCCAACTGGGCCACGAATCAGCTGGATTCACTTCGCTGGTAGAGAACTTCAACTATTCGGTAGACGGCCTGAAGAAAACCTTCGGTAAGCGCCTGACGCCGTACCAGTGCGAGATGCTGGGCCGGGTTGATGGTAAACAGAATGCCCACCAGCCGCAGATTGCCAACCTGGTATATGGTGGCCGAATGGGGAACGTCGCTGAGGGTGATGGCTGGAAATATCGCGGCCGTGGTCTGCTGCAGATCACCGGGCGTGAGAACTACACCAAATGCGGTACCGCACTGAAGCTGGACCTGGTCAGCACGCCGGAGCTGTTGGTGCAGGAACGACACGCTGCCCGCTCGGCGGCCTGGTTCTTCGCGTTACGCGGTTGCCTGCTGTATTCCGGCGATATCGTCCGCGTCACGCAGATCATAAACGGCGGACAGAATGGCCTAGCAGATCGCAAGGCGTGTTATAGCCGCGCGCAGGCGGCGCTGTCATGACGGCGCTTATCACGGCTTTTGAGCTGTTCAAGGCGCACTGGCGCTGGTGGCTATCCGTTGCAGCGCTGGTGGTATTCGCGTGGCTCTGGAACGAAAACACTCGTATCAACGCCAGCCTGGACACGCTACAGGAAGCGAATGACAGCAACCGCGCTGTCATGGACAACGTCCTGAAGACGGTGGCCATAACCAATATCGTTCTGGGAGCAAATCAGCATGCAAAGAACCAGATCACACTGGAGTCACAGAGAGCCCAGGCAGATATCAAAGTGGCTGTTGCGGATGATGATTGCGCTCGTCAGCCTGTGCCTGTTGCAGCTGCTGACCGGCTGCGGAAATACGCGGACAGTTTACGTGCCGGTTCCGGTGGTGCCGCTTCCGGCAAACCTGACAGCTGAGACGCAGCAGCCAGCCATTCCCGAACAGCTGACCTACGGGACCAGTTTGGATCTGAACGTCAGCCTGCTATCGGCGCTGGGCCAGTGCAATATCGATAAGGACAGTATCAGGAAGATTGAAGCTGCACGCAGCTCACAGTATCCTTCCCAAGACTCATACCAATATATCTCTGACGTATCGTTATGGAAAAAGTGAATTACACTTTGTTTTTGGCTTAAATGCATTCATATGTTCCATAAAACGATACAAACATAACTATTCCTTTTTTAAAGGTTTCTGTTTTTTTTTAACGTCTACACTCAACCCAACCTGTATGGATTATCAATCTAACAGGTGTATTGGGTGCCGTTTAGTCAGCGCTCTATTCGGTGGCTCCGAAGCGTGGCAGACTGAATGGCATGCAATACTTACAAAGGCCACGCGGTAGCGTGGCCTTTCTTAAGCATTTACGGTTACCTGAAGTCAAAATGACATCTGCCTTAAAGCAGACGCAAACGGGGTTAAGGCAACTTTATGAAAAAATTATTGGTTTTCTTCAACTCGCAGCAGGTAGAGGTCCTAAATGTACTTGAGCCTGTAACATCAATTATTCGAAGCTACCCAAACGGTGATGAAGTCTCACTAAAAATAATGCTTACCGGAATTCATTCATTAACGGGAGATCATGCCGAGATTTTTGTTGCTTCTGACCGGGAACTTACTCAGGAAGAAGTTTCAAACGCAGTGAAAAAGTATCTGTAGAAACAGCGCCACTAACGCCCGGGAAATCTTTCTGGCATTTTGATAATTGATCGCTTTTTTATATCCATGCTGGTTATAAACTTTGGTGAATCCCCCTAAGCGGAGGGGCTAATTAACCGGATGGCTCTTTTACACTGGCGCTCATCATGAACGACTGAAGCAGCGAGTCACGGGTGGTTATCCCAACGACTCTCCGGGAGGCACCCGGCACCATATGCCCAAAGCCCTTGCAGTGATGCAGGGGCTTTTTTTGTCACAGACCAACGTATCAGGGTTTCCATCCAGCGAGGAAAGCAAGGGTTTGGTAGGTGTATGCAGCGACAAGAACATTATTAGTCTATAATTTATAAACACTTATAATAGAGGATAGTATTTCAACAACTATCACCTTGCTGGAGAACAGGAATATGAATAAACCAGAAGAGGCCCAAATGAAAGTTGATGTTCTGACACAAAAGGCCGAGGAAGAAATTTCCGCTTTGATCAAAAAAAAAATTTCAGAGTTAAGAAAAAAAACAGGAAAAGAAGTCTCTGACATTCAATTTGTTGCTCGCGAAGCGATGACAGGTCTGGAAGGTTATGACGTAAAAATTAAACTTCTTTAATCACACCTTCTAAAAAAGGTCGCAATAGCGGCCTTTTTTATTGCGCATGGTATGCGCATCAATGCAATTAATATTCATTATCTTTTGTGGGTCCTTTCCGGCATACCGGCTTCGTACGGGGCGGCGTCCTCGCAGATTCTCGCTATTTATGAAAATTTTCGGGTTTTTGCCGTTTCCGTTCTTCTTCTTGTTATCTGGCTGTTTTTACTAAAAATACCCCTTCAAAAGAAAAGAAATTGTGAAGCTTGAAAAACGGTGATTTGGCGTTTGTCGTTTCCTTTCTCTGTTTTATGCCAGGAGTGAGCAATGGAGGTTAACAAAAAACATCTATCCGAGATTTTCGGTGTCAGCGTTCGCACGATCCAGAACTGGCAGGACCAGGGGATGCCGGTAGCGCGTGGGGGCGGGAAGGGAAACGAGGTTCTGTATGATTCCGCCGCCGTTATCGAATGGTATTCAGCGCGGGATGCTGCAATAGAAAATGAAAAATTACGAAAAGAGGTTGAGGATCTGCGCATTGCTTCCGAGTCCGATCTTCAACCCGGCACCATTGAATATGAGCGACACCGTCTCACCCGAGCACAGGCTGACGCTCAGGAACTTAAAAATGCCAAAGAGTCCGCTGAGGTGGTGGAGACCGCATTCTGCACGTTCGTGCTGTCGCGGATAGCCGGAGAAATTGCCAGTATTCTCGATGGAGTGCCTCTGTCGGTTCAGCGGCGCTTCCCGGAACTGGAAAACCGACATATTGATTTCCTTAAGAAGGACATCATTAAGGCCATGAACAAAGCAGCTGCGCTGGATGAAATGATACCGGGGTTGCTGAGTGAATATATCGAACAGCCAGGCTAAGGGGGTACAGCACTCTGTGAGTGCGGGGCTCCGATCGCTCTTCCGTCCCGAGCCGCAGACAGCCGTTGAGTGGGCAGACGATAATTATTATCTTCCGAAAGAGTCTGCTTACCAGGAGGGACGCTGGGAAACACTGCCATTTCAGCGTGCGATCATGAATGCGATGGGCAATGACTATATCCGTGAAGTGAACGTCGTGAAGTCTGCCCGTGTTGGTTATTCAAAAATGCTGCTCGGGGTTTATGCGTATTTCATCCAGCATAAGCAGCGAAACTCCCTTATCTGGTTGCCAACTGACGGCGATGCCGAAAACTTTATGAAGTCGCATGTCGAACCGACAATCCGTGATATTCCCACCTTGCTGGCGCTGGCTCCCTGGTATGGCAAAAAACACCGGGACAATACCCTCAGTATGAAGCGTTTTTCAAACGGGCGTGGATTCTGGTGTCTGGGGGGAAAGGCCGCAAAAAACTATCGCGAGAAATCCGTCGATGTGGCGGGCTATGACGAACTGGCCGCCTTTGATGAAGATATCGAGAAAGAGGGCTCCCCGACTTTTCTGGGTGATAAGCGTATTGAGGGCTCGGTCTGGCCCAAGTCCATCCGCGGATCCACGCCAAAAGTCAGGGGCACCTGCCAGATTGAGCGTGCCGCGAAAGAGTCGCAGCACTTTTTGCGGTTCCACGTTCCCTGCCCGCATTGCGGGGAAGAGCAGTACCTGAAATTCGGCGATAAAGAGACGCCGTTCGGCTTCAAGTGGACGCCGGGTGAGCCTGCCAGTGTGTTTTACCTTTGCGAGCATAACGCCTGTGTGATTAAGCAGCAGGAGCTCGATTTTGCGCAGGCCCGTTACCTTTGCGGGGAGACGGGGATCTGGACGCGGGACGGCCTGTGCTGGTTTTCATCATCCGGTACCGAAATTGATCCACCTGACAGCGTCACTTTTCATATCTGGACCGCCTACAGTCCCTTCACGACGTGGGTGCAAATCGTCAAAGACTGGATCAAGACCAAAGGGGATACCGGCAAGCGCAAGACTTTCGTGAACACCACGCTTGGTGAGACATGGGAGCCGAAAATTGGCGACCGTCCCGATGCTGACGTAATGGCCGAACGTAAGGAGCACTTTGGCGCCGCGGTACCGGACCGGGTGGCCTACCTGACTGCCGGTATCGACTCCCAGCTTGACCGTTATGAAATGCGGGTCTGGGGCTGGGGGCCCGGCGAAGAAAGCTGGCTTATCGACAGGCAGATCATCATGGGCCGTCATGACGATGAAGCCACTCTGCTCAGGGTTGATGAGGCTATCAACCGGACATACACCCGGCAAAATGGGGTGCAAATGTCGGTTTCACGCATCTGCTGGGATATCGGCGGTATCGACCCGACCATCGTTTACAACCGCTCGAAAAAGCATGGCCTGTTCCGCCTGATACCCATTAAAGGGGCATCTGTCTACGGTAAACCCGTTGCCAGCATGCCGCGCAAACGCAACAAAAACGGTGTTTATCTCACGGAAGTGGGCACCGATACGGCAAAAGAGCAAATCTATAACCGTTTCACCCTCGTGCCAGAGGCCGGTGAACCCCTCGCCGGGGCAGTGCATTTCCCGAATAACCCTGAAATCTATGATTTAGCTGAAGCCCAGCAGCTGACAGCTGAGGAGCAGGTCGAAAAGTGGGTGGACGGTAAGAAAAAGATCGTCTGGGACAGCAAAAAGCGACGAAATGAGGCGCTCGACTGCTTTGTCTACGCACTTGCAGCCCTGCGGATCAGCATTTCGCGATGGCAGCTTAATCTCGATTCTCTTCTGGCAAGTCTGCTGGAGGAAGACAGCGGGCGTAAAAATCACAAAACCCTGGCGGATTACGCCCGGGCATTATCCGGAGAAGAATAATGGCGACACA